AAAAAGTATCCGAATAAGACACTGTGACATAAGATTTAATATATATTAATTTGAAGCTTATTCAATGTTTTTTTCAATATTTTGAAAATAAGTTATGGCATAACCAACTTTATCTACCAAACTATCTTCATGATTTGGATCAAAGGTTAGCCTTACAGTTTTTACCCAGTCCATCATCAAGGCAACGTCTTTACCTTGTATACATCCTTCTCTTTCTATAGCTTGTTTAGCAATAACATCCCAACCAATAGCAATGAGATCATGGTTTTTCTTTATGTCTCCATAGTTCTTGCCTCGATCATTGATTATACTCAAAGCTTTGTTGGTTAGCTTTTCTCCGATTTTCACAATAGATCCTCATAAATTCTCTTGCTTACATAACTATGTACAAAATTTTCTATCTTTACATTGCCTCTTTCTACTTGAGAAAGTTCTCGATAGTAAACCCAATATGCATTCAATGTAAGTCTGGCCATCTTTGGATTCTTATTATGCATCATGTTTACACTAGGATGATTAATCAATGCATCAGTAAATCTCTCTTGAGTCTTATACATTTTGGTAAATCTTCTAATAATTTTATGGTCATTAGACGGCATCTCTTTTTTCCCTCACGATGTAACACCATGTTTCAAAGTCAACTTCACATAACAAATCTTTAGAAGAGAAATTCCTGGTCATTGAATTTATCCTTAAAACACATTTAATAGGATGATTATTAAACTTATAAATTAATACTGGTTCTTTATCTTTGCAATTAGAAACACACTGTTCCCACCAATCTTTTCTATAAGTTGTTCCAGACTTGTAAGCTTTGCATTCGATACTCCAACCAGGTATCTCTATATCAGATCCACCAACTTGATACTGATCCAAGTTTCTTTTGGCATCGTAGCCTAAATTTTCTTTGATCATAGAGGCACATTTTCTTTCGAAAGCAGCTCCTTTATCTCGACTGTTCGGCACGAATTCTCTCTTGATATTCTTTCATAAAATCATTTGCTTTTACTTGACCGAGGGTGGCAATTTCAATGTTATTCATAGCATGAGGACTAGGAAATCTTTCTCCACTAAGTATCTTACATATACTTGACCGAGCTAAATTACACTTATTCGCAAATTTATTTTGTGTGATTTTATTTATTTTTAAATAGTCTTTTAATAGCATAAAAAGAATATATGTTAGTGTTGACATATAGTCAAGTTTCGTTTAAAAATATTATGAGGAGTAAGAATTTTATGAAGACAATACCAGATTATCGTAAGTTTTTTGGCAGTTTTTGGGACAGTGCAAGCAGCGGAAACCTTCCAAAAGATCAATGGGCATTAAAGATTTATCTACAAAAAGAACACAACATGAGGTTTCCAAATGCTTCAAGAATGTGGGCGGGAACTGTTGTCCAGAAAGGATCAGATTACTTTTTGGGTGTTCCAGATTATTCATCTATAGATGGTCCACAAGAAGGAGTAGATATTAACCAGGCAGTACGTCATGCTATCTCAGAGTACAATGAATACACACCAAGAAATTTTGATGATGGAAAAGACAAAGAAGAGTTTGAGGCCTTTAGAGAACACCTTCCAGATTTAATTAAGACCGCAACCGAGGGTGTAAAAGAATACTTTTCTGACGTAAATCAGATCGAGGGTGAGTATCAAATACTTTACGATGAACCTAAAATAGATGTACCTATCATGCTCTATCAAGATTATAGCGGTGGTGGTAAGCAAATAGATTTGAAATGTCATTTACCTTTACGAAACCCACCAAAAAAAGATGGCACAAGAACCTGGCGGGTGCCAAAAGCTTACACAGAACCAAGGGCAAATTGGATCAAACAACAAGCAGTTTACTGGAAGGCAACAAAACAAAAGCCTGCGTTATTATCGGTTACATCTAATGATTATAACATCATTAGTGAAAAGAATTGTGAGCTATTATCCGAAGACAATTTGGAGATTGCTTACAATCAAGTGGTAAAGTCTTGGGAAGTATCTCAGAATTTACTGAAAGCAAGTAGAGAATCATGGAAAAATTTAGCAAGTCTCATACAACCAGACATGGATGAAATTGCTAGATTGCATGGTCCTCAAATTGTTAAAATAGCTAAACAACTATGGGAGTATTAAATGACAGAAGTATATAAGTTACATCGTAAAGATGCAGATGACACAAGTGTTGAGGCTGCAAAGAAACTTAAAGTAAATAACATGGAAAAGATTGTCTTTGATGTTATAGATTCTTTTGGAACAACTGGGTGTATACAAGATCACGTTTTAGATAAGTTACAAGGCCATGCCTATTCCACTGTTACTGCACGTTTTAAGGCCTTAGAAGACAAGAAAATGATTGTTAGGTGCGAAACTAAACTAAAAGGTAAAAGTGGTCGCAGTCAAAGAATAATGATGTCTAAAAGATTTTACGATCTCGATGACACTTTAACAGAAGAAGAGATGCAACAAGGTATATTGGGAGTATAGTATGGATAAATTACAAGAATTAACACAAGCAAAAGATATGTTAGAAATTAAACTAGCAAAGCTTGAACAACAGATATTAGAGTTGCAAGCAGATAAAAGAAATCTGCAACAACAGGTATCATTATTACAATTAGTAAGAGGAGAGCTAAGTGGTTGATTTAAGTAAAACTATGGATGCAGTTGCAGAGCTGCACAAAAGTCATGGTGTAAGACAAAAAGGTAACAAACTTTACACACAAGTTGTGCATAGGATGGAAGCATTTAGACGTATGCATGGCACAGACTTTGGCGTTAACACCGAGATACTCGTTAATGATGGTAAGCGTGTTGTCATCAAGGCTGTTATTACAGATAAAGATAGCCGTATAATAGGATCTGGTTTGGCTGAGGAAATACGAGGCCAAGGTGTTGTAAATACTACATCTGCGTTGGAGAATGCCGAGACATCTGCTATAGGTAGAGCATTGGCAAGTTTAGGATTAGCTGGAGGAGAGTATGCTAGTGCTAATGAAATGGAAGCAGTTGACCGCAAGAAAAAAAATTTAGAGAATCCTCAAGATAAAGAGGAAAAGTCTGGGGTGGGTGATAATTCTTACTCCTCAAACAATAAAGAAGATCATCCACCTCAACCAACATGGGAACAGCTCAAACCTAAAATTGAAAAAAATATAAGTCAAATTAGTAACAAAATGTATCAACTGGAAATAAGAAAAGAATCCAGGCTAAATGATTTGAGGGGAGAGTATGCGAAAATGAAAAAACAATATGGCTCACAAGAATTTTGGCAAGATATTCATGCCATGTTTAAAAAAGCTCAAGATAATTTATCACAATAAAGAAAGGAAAAGTAATGAATCAATACGAAACAGTCACTAATATTAAAATTTTTAAAAACGATGGTGTTAAAATAGGTGGTAATAATGAATGGTATCCATACCAAAAACTACCTGGAGAAGAGAAAGCAAAGAGAAGAGACATTCTTCTAAAAGCAGATCAAAAATATTATATTTCCATGTTTGACAATGGTGATGGTAGCTATAATGTAAAGATACAAACTATTAAAAATGACAGAGCGGGTAAAACTTTTGATCCAATTTCTGATGACATTTCGCAACCTGCCATGAGAAAAGTTGGGGAAGTGTTACAAGATAAGTATGCACCAATAGATGATGGCCAACAAAATAATAATAAAAAAGATGATCTTGATGACGAAATACCTTTTTAGGAATATTTCATATGAATAAAAGTGGTATAGATTTAAGTAATTGTTATGTTTGTGGTACTAAACTCAAAGAAGTACAGCACAAAAGAAGCCGTATGAGGAGATGCAAAAGTTGCAATTATTTAGATTTAGGAAAGGTTAAAGCAAGAGAAGAACCTTCAGACGAAGATTGGAGTGTTCTTGATGATCCGAGAGCCGTAAACGAGAAAGAATACGGCAGAGTGTTTAGAGAGCCGACCAGGATATATACTGGTCACTCTAGCTTATCTGAATTAGTCACTGGTGGATCTAGCTATGACCATAAACATGGACCATCAAGAGACGGAGTTCGATACACGCACCGAAAAAAGAAAGAGTAATTACTTCTTTTTCTTCTTAGCCTTCATAATCTTTTTTTGCAAAGCACTAGGCAATGTCTTTTGCTTTGCAGTTAAACCATTACCAGCCATCTTTTTCTTAGCTGGTCTTCCTCTTTTAGAACCATAAGTTCCTTTACCCATTGGCATAGCTTTATCCTTTCTTTGATTTGTTACGTTTACTAATTGCAGCAGCTTTTCTTTTAGCATCTGTCTTACTTCTCGCACCCCATGCACGAAGCGAGAGTAATAACCTTGTAGGCTTTCCTTTACTATCTCTTTCAGGTCCACGCATACCTCCCATTCTAGCTAAAAAACTTGCTCTTCTTGGATTGTCACCTTTCTTAACTGGTGCTTTTAGGTTCATTCCCTGCTTTCTGGCAGAAGCTCTACCTCTGGCATTTAATCCACCCTTG